CGCGATGGTCTGGGCGTTGCGCCTCGTGATGGCGGTGATCCCGTCCTCGTAGTTGTTCGCCCGCGTGCCGCGGATCCGCTTGACCATCTGGTCCAGGGTCTCGCCCTGGGAGACGCCCAGCCTGATCGCCTGCTCGATCCTCGAGACGTCGCCGGCCTTGAGGGTGCCGAGCCAGCCCTCGAGGGGCACGCCGTTGATCGGCCGGGAGGCCAGCGTCTTGAGCGTCGCCTCCGGGACGGCGTTGAGCTTGAGCTCGACCGGGCAGGCCGCCCGGATGGCCTCGACCTCCCACTCGGCCTCGTTGCCCGCCAGCTCGGCCGCGTCCTTCTGGATCTCCTCGCCCAGGCGCTCAGCCATGGCGGTCCGCTGCCTCCGGATGTCGACCAGGAGGGCCTTCAGGCGCGCCTCGGACGTCTCGGTCAGCTCCGTCTGCAGCTTGGCTACCAGCTCGTCGTCGGAGGCCTTCAGGAGCTTGGCGACCGCCCTGGCCTGGCCCGCGCTGTAGCGCAGGAGCTTGACCTGGTGGCGGATGGACGCGTCGTACAGCAGCTCGTTGGCGGGTGTCGGCATCACTCAGCCCCGCCCAGGCCGCCCGTGCCCGCGCCGCCGGCGTACATGCCGTTGAGCCCGTCGGTCGGGGCCTCCGCGTCCAGCTGCCCCTGGTTCTTCTCCAGGTCGAAGTCCTCGCACAGGACGCCGCGGCGCTTCAGCTCGCCCAGGTAGTTCTCGCGCGAGAGGTCGCGCGCGGCGCGGGCCTTGGTGAGGGTGTCGAGCTGCGGGGCCTCGGTCCCGGCCGGCTCCTCGTCGATGTCGGCGAGGTCGACCGTGCCGCCCTCGTCCAGGCCCATCCACTCGGCGGTCAGCTGCAGCGCCTGCGCGACGCAGTCCTCGAAGCGCTGGACCGTCATGCTCAGGTAGGACGAGGTCTCGGCCGAGTCGAGGGCCCTGGCCGTCGCCGTCTCGCCGCCGGGCTTCTTGCGCAGGTACTCCGCGCCGTAGGAGGCCATCTGGTTCTCGAGGTCCTCGAGGTCCTTGCGCCCCGCCTCGATCGCCGCGCCCGTGTGCTCGACGTAGTACCACTCCCCGCCCTCGGTCGAGGTCAGGTAGTTGTTCGGGCCGATCGTGATCTTGGAGTCCTCGTCGATGCCCTTGCCCGCCAGGATGGGGAAGCGCGCCACCGTGAGGACGTTGCGCTGGTCGGCAGCGGACTGCCAGTGCGCGATGTTGAGGTGCGCCAGGCCGAGCAGCGGGGGCTGGCAGAGCATCATGCCATCCCGCTTGCCGGCGTAGAAGGTCACCAGGGGGATCCGGCTGAGGCCCGTCGTGCCCTGATCCGCCAGGATCCACTTCTTCTTGTCACCGTCCTGCTCCCAGATGGACCACGTGCCCGGCTCGAGCACCCTGATCCGCTGCACGTGCATCTCCTCGAAGCCGACGCGCTCGACGGAGGTCTCCAGGATGCGGATGTGGGTCAGCACCTCCCGCCCGTCGATGACCTCGCCGTACGCGGCCAGCAGATTCTCGGGGCGGATGAGCACCCAGTAGGGGCGCACGCCCTCGCGGCGGTCGTCCTCGAGGGTGCGGGGCCGCGGCTTGCCCTCGGCGTCCGTCGGCTCGCTCCTCTGCGGCTGGTCCACCAGGACGTGGGAGAGGCCCTTGGCCCATGACTCGCGGAACCAGGCCTGGCAGAAGGGCTGGAGGGCCTGGCCCTGCATGTCGACGTCGTCGAGCACCTGGTCGACGATCGGCTCGGGCACGTCGTCGCCGTAGACGACCTCCTCCTCGAAGGGGCGGCCGGACAGGGTGTCCAGCGTGGAGTCGAACATGTTGAGGAGGACCGCCCGGGACAGGCGGTTCGAGTAGTTCCTGTCGCTCTCCTGCTCGTGCTGCGGGAGGAACTTCTTGCCCGCCGCGCGCATGGCCTCGGTGCCGCCGAGGAGGGCGTCCACCAACTCCCAGCGCGGGCTCATGGTGTTGTGGGCTGACGACGGCGTGGAGACGTCGGCTTCTTTCTTGGTCACGGGGCTCTCCTGGGCGATGGCTTTCGATCGCCCGATACTGCACCGGGAGCCCGCGTACTGTAAGCCAGCGGACCCCGGGTCAGTGGGATGCCAGGTAGCCGAGGAAGCCGCGGGAGAAGGCGATGATGAAGAGGAGGAGCAGCAGCGCGCCGACGCACTTGGCCATGAAGCGGAGAAAGTCCATGATGGTCTCCAGTATGAGGGAGAGACCATCATGCGCCCTCTGCCATCGACTGTATGCCCTCGTTCTAGAAACGACAGAGCCCACACGAGGTGGGCTCTGAAGGACTTTTGCGGGGCACGTAGGAAAGGCCACTCAACCGGCGCCACCCTCCCACTGTTGCTGTCATACACCTCCCCGGCCTTGTCGGATCGTCGGTGGGCCCGGCTTCACGGACCTGGGCTAGTGGCCCCACATTGGTCAGACCGGTGTTGATCCTGCTGCAAAGGTAGGCGTTAGGCTCCCAGTACGTCTAGCGCAGCCGGTCGTCTGCGTGTCGAAGGATGGGTACATGATGCCATGCCCTGGGCGGGCCGTACGCCATCAGAAGCTGCCCTGGCGGACGACCTTCCGCTTGAAGCGCGACCGGTAGCGGGCCTCGTCGGCCGCGTGGTCCTCGGCGTCCGTGTCGACGTCGTCCGGGTCCTTGTCGGAGCGCACGATGTGCGGGACCGTGCGCAGGAAGTCGGGGCAGCGCTCGCCCACCACGAACAGGCCCGGCCGCTCCCTGGGCAGGCCCGTCCGGGGCTTGCCCTCCTCGTCCAGGTTGGCCGCGCCGGCCAGCAGCTTCCGCATCTGCTGCCACCCCTGCTTGCGGGAGCCTGGCCCCTTGTCGGCCTTCTCCCACTTGACGCCCCGCTTCTCCATGTCCCGGGCGATGCAGACGCCGTTCTCCTCGTCGTAGATGGAGGAGTCGGCCGGCCCGGGCTTGACCCGTCCCGCCAGGCCCATCGCCATCTCCCTGAAGCGGATGCCGTCGGCTATGTCCCCGGCGAGCATGTTCAGGCCCTTATTCTCCTCGCCCTTCTTGCAGCCGTACCACTCGCCGATCCGGAAGAGGTCACCCGGCACGGTGCGGAGGACGCGGCCCGACGGCAGGGTGAGCTCCGTGCCGTCCGACTCGGCCCACCAGCCGACCGAGAACGGCTTCGACGAACCCCAGTCGAAGCTGCGGTCGATGATCCAGGACCGTGGCACCTGGAAGTGCGGGACGACGTGCACCAGGGAGGCCCAGAGGTCGTCGAACATGCCGCCCGACGTGATGTCCCAGGACCCCTCGAGCCAGGCCTCGAGCTGCTGCGGGTTGGCCGCGGCGGCCCGGATCCTCGAGATGTAGTCGGGGTCGGCGTCGAGGAGGATCCGGTTCTCCTTGATGTTCCCGTGCAGGGCGATGCGGTCCGGCTCGCCCTCGGTGCGGATGACCCGCCCGCGCATCTGCGGGAGCTGGTAGCGCTTCTTGATCCAGTTGTGGCCCTTGCCGTAGGGGTTGGTGGTGGCGCGGACCTTGCGGGGCATGCCCACCTTGGTGGAGCGGCAGCACGACATCATGAGGCGGAAGCAGACGTCGGTGGACCAGTTGGAGAGCTCCTCCCAGCCGATCCAGGGGTACGCGTGGCCGTGGTACTTCCTGTAGTCGTCCTTCTTGGCCATGTGGCGGAGCAGGAGCTGCTCGCCGTCGGGGAACGTCCAGACGTACTCGGACTCGTTGAACTTGGCCCTCGGGAACCACAGGAGGAACCAGTCCTTCGACTTGGCCACGACGTCGGCGAGCTCGGGGTACGACTCGCGGAAGAGGACGCCGCGCCAGGCGGCCCCGAAGCCCTGGCCCACGTGCTGGCAGAAGTCGGCCAGGAGCGCGTCCGTCTTGCCCGGGCCGCGCGTGCCCTCGTACAGGCACTCGAAGATGGGGCATGACATGAAGAGGACCTGGGAGCCCGGCTGGGGCGCCCAGACCTTCGGCGGCAGTCGGTCTGTGGGTCGGATCTTCATGGTCCGCCGATGATAGCGCGCGGGCCCTGCCGGCGCAACCCTACTCCGGGCTCTGCTGGTCCCGCTCGACGGCCTTCATCCAGAAGAGCTCGTGCTCCAGGGCGCCCACGCGGTCCCTCAGGGCCGCGTTCTCCCGGACGTGCGCCGCCAGCTGCCTGACGACCTCCTGCCTGTCCATCTCCATGATGCGGTCGAAGAGGACGCTCATCACGTCTCCCCGTTGCGGTCGAAGTAGAGCGGGCCGCAGGGACCACTTGCCGGCAGATAGCCGGAGCCGTCGGCGTGGTAGACTGCAGTCGGCGTAGTAGACTGCCTTCGGCTATCCGCCAGCCGCTGGCGGCACTCCCGGGGTCCGTCCAGGTCCTTGTCGTACCCCGGGCCGTAGCCAGCCCACCCGCGCGGGCCCCTTGCGGTCTCCCGCGCTGCCTGCATCAGCCTCCGGGCCTTCTTCACCTGGCCATCGGAGATGCCGTGGTCCCACACGGTCTCGTACGCCCACACCACGTAGCTGGGATGCTCCACCACTATCTCGTCGATCAGCCGGTTGCGGTACTGTCCGAAGGTAAAGAGGGGTATGCCGCTCATGTCGGGGTCCTCTCCACCAGCCTCGCACGAAGCTCGATTGCGTAGCCGCTAAAGCGGTGGGCCCGATAGTCGAGGTCCCGCTCCTCCGTCAGCTCGTCCAGGAAGGCCTCGGGCGTGCCCGGCCGCGGCTCGTGGCCCAGCACCAGCTTCGCATGCGTCGGGGCACCACGGGGTCCGTAGAGCCTCAGGAACGCGCCGAACCGGTGGACCTTCTTCTTGTCAGAGGATGCCATCGAGGAAGCTCCCGTGCTCTTCGTCCGCCGGCGTGCCGTCCAGGAAGCTCGGCTCCCCCGGCTCGTCGACGGGGGCCATCACGAGGAACCCCGCCGGGATGGCAGGCAAGGCCTCCGCATACTGGGTCAGCACCGGGCCGAGGGCTCCGCCGTGGTCCCGCAGCTCCCAGATCTTGTTGCCGTTGCGGTCGACGGCCGTCTGGACGGGCCTGCCGTGCTCGTCGGTCGAGACGTTGAGGCCCGGCTCCAGACGCGGCGTGGCCTTGGCGAGGGCGACCGCCGTGGACAGCCGGAGGGCCTCCCGCGCCGACTGGCCCGTCCTGTCCGCCGCCCTGCAGGCCTCGTAGACCTCGTGCGGGATGTCCATGTGGTCCGCGCCGTGGCACCAGGCGTAGATGATGTAGCGGGGATACTGGTACGCGATCTCGAGCATGCCCCGGCCGTCGAACTTCCCGCGGTTGAAGCGCAGGCTGCCGAACCGGCGCCGGATCTCCAGCTCCACCGCGTCGTCGACCGGGCCCAGCTTCTGGCCGATCGCGGCCCGCATGGCCGCTCCTCCCGCGCCGATCACCTCACAGCTCCCGCCGCGATGAGCTCGCGGATCCTCTTGACTGGCATGCCAGTCTTCTCGTGGATCGCCAGGAGTAGCTTGGGGCCGATCGGCTTGCGGCCGTGGCGGATCCGGCTCACCTCCGTTGGACGGACCTCGAGGTAGTGGCCGAGCTCCTTGTCGGTCTCCAGGTTGAGCTCCCGGCGCAGGACGTTGAACAGCAGGCCCGACTCGTCGGGGTCGTTGGGGTCATTGAAGGGCTTCTTGCGTACCATGCGTCTCTCCCATGATGAGTAGTAGGTGTGGATAAAATTATGGCACGCCGACGGGGCGTGCCATCCATCGATCGCGGGGCAAACTACGCCCGCATCTCCAGGTCGTGGGGCATGCCCGCCAGCTCCCGCACGTGGGCTATCGTCCAGCCGGTGCGGTCCATGATGTTCACCATCAGGCCGGCCGTCACGACGCAGTCCTGCTTGCGCTTGATGCGGCTCAGCTGGCCGTGGTCGAACTCCAGCATCTCGGACAGGTGGTTGTCGCTGCGGGCCTTGAGGAGGGCCGCGGCGTGGTTGAGGAGCCTGGCGGGCGAGTAGCCCGGGTGCGCCAGGAGGGCCTGCTTGCGCTGGGTGCGGGCGTCCCAGCCGATGGTCCCGCGTACGTTCGAAGTCATCTCCGTCCTCCACATATCCTGTCCCGGGCCTTGCCCAGGTCGGTCTCGAATAGCCAGGCGACGCACGCCCGGTCCTGGTCCTGCCGAGGTGCGCAGGCTACGACAGGCGGTACCACGGCCTGCTCTTTGGGCTGCGTGGCCTGGCCCAGGCCGAATGCTGCCAGAGCCACGAGGATGAACGTCAGCACCTCGAGGCGCCTCACGCCGTTCCCCCGGAAGCCACCTCGCGCTGCATGTCCGTCCAGCGGCGCCACAGCTCCTCGTAGTCCTCGACCCGGGCGTCGCGCCAGTCGAGGCGGTCCACGTCATGCCCGCTGCCCGCGGCGTCGAGCACCTCGTAGCCGTGCGTCCACACCTCTACCTGGAGGATGAGCAGCGGCCGCTTAAACCAGCGGGACACCGCTCTAGCGCGGGTCCTGCCGGTGAGTTCGGTCTTGAGGCTCACGACGGCCTCCAGCTCGGGTCTGGCTGGCGGGCCAGGAACGTCGTGACGCCGTACCGGCGGAAGATCGCGAGCGGGGCCTCGCGGCCGTCCACCGCACAGTACACGTGCTTCGGCAGGATGTGTGCGCTGGACAGGCGGAGCAGGGCCAGGTCCTCGGCGTTGGAGTAGTTGCCGCGGGGGCGCATCAGGATCCTGTGGTAGTAGTCGACGTGGGTGTTGAGCCACATCGTCACGTCCTCGCGCAGGGCCTCGGCCTTGTCGGTCAGCACCCACAGCTCGTTGCCGGGGCGCGCCTCGACGAGGTCGCCAACCATCTGGATGGTCGTGAGGATCGGGTTGCCGGCGTGGTCGGCCAGGGTCTCGTCGAGCGCGCAGACGATGACCTTTCGCTCGGCGGGGTGGAGTACTGCGTCGTTGCCCATCGGTGTGTCCTTTCTGGTTCTTGTCGGATGGTCGGGGGAGGGGCACGGATGCCCCTCCGGGCTCATCAGGAGGCCATGGCGGCCTTCGGGGCCTGCGCCGCGTCGTCCACGCCGTTCAGCGCGAAGACGGCCTTCTGGAAGGCCGCGGCGGCGTCCGGCTTGTCCTGCAGGGCGGTCGACACCTTGGCCAGGGTCTCGGCGCGGGCGCTCAGGCGCTCGACCTCCGCCAGCTGCTCGAGGAACAGGGCCTCGCGCTTCAGCTGGGCGTCGTAGCCGGAGCGGTCGACCTTCTGGACCGCCCACTTGTAGGTGAAGTCCGCGTCCGCGTCCAGCTGCGGGGCCTTGTCGACGGCCGTGACCTCGACGGCGGTGAAGCCCGTGCTCGGGGCGTCGACGACCAGCACGTCGCCGACCTTGGTGTCCCAGCTCGTCGGGACCTTGTAGGTGTAGCGCCGGCCGTTCGTCTGCCCGTCCTGGAACTTGACCTGGACGGTCGTCACGTTCTCCAGCAGGGTGTTCAGCAGGGCCTGGTGCTTCTTCTGTTGCTTGCTCAACATGTCGTTCTCCTTCGGGTTGTTGTCTGGGTGAGATGACATCATCTCATGCACGCCCCGCGGGCTACGCCCTCATTCGGGGCCTGCTGGGGCTACTCGTGGGGCTGGTTCCACCACCGGGCCTTCACCATGCGCCGGGTCATGCCCACGGTCATGAGGCGGGTCAGCCCGTAGTCGTGACAGACGAACTGCCCATCGGGCTCACCGTCGCGCGGGCGGAGGATGCCGAAGTTGCCCAGCTTGGTGTCGGAGAGGAAGTTGGGGATACGCTCCGGGTGCACGGCGGCGCGGGTCGTCCTGCGCTGCACGAGCACGCCACCGCAGGGGCTGATGGCGACGCAGGGCGCGAACCAGCGGGCGAACTCGGTGTGCTGCACCTCCTGCCAGGCCTGCCACTCGGCGACGTTCTGGAAGGACTCCTGCCCCTCCTCGACCTTCACCACGAGGCACGGGTCGAGGCGGTGCTCGTAGACCGTGCGGGCGACGCCCTGGCCGAGCACGTCGCCGCAGACCAGGCGCCACAGCTCGTGCTTGGCGAAGTCGGACGGCGCGCTCACGCCCAGCCCCGCTGCGCGAGCCTGACGGCAGAGGCGCACACCCCGCAGAGGAAGAAGCGATTGCCCCCATCACGGTGCTTGTGCAGGTGGCGCTCGACCTGGCGCCGGCGGAATGTCGCGGTGGTCGGGCGGTAGGACCCGGTCGAGAGGGGCACGACGGCCGGCTCGACGGGGTCGTTCACGGCGACGACGGCCGCCTCGGGGTCTCCGTCGAGGACGACGTGGTCACGGCAGGCGGGGTTGGCGCAGATCTTCAAGGTGAGCTCCTTCGGGGTTTGTCGTAGGCGACAATCCTACGCCCGCGGGAGGCGCCCGCGGACCGTCATCTGCCCCGGCCGAAGAGGAGGGCCTCCCCGCGCAGGGTGTTGACCTGGTGGGTGACCGGCTCGAGGTGGGCGGGGTTGACGCACTGCCGGACGCGGCAGAGGTGGTCGAGGAGCAGGCCCTCGGGGATCGGCCCGACGTGGGCCTCGTAGGACAGGCGGTGGGCCATCAGCTCCCTGCCGCCCACGGAGAGGCGGCCGTAGCCGTTGCGGTTGAGGCGGGCGCACCAGACCCAGCACTCGCCGAGCTCGGGCTCGACGAGCACCGGGACCGCGCGGTCCGCGATGGCCTGGGGGATCACTTCACGAGGTGTCCCATGATGGCGTGGCGGCGCTCGGCGCGGATGATCTGCACCATCTGGTCCAGGCAGTAGCTGCGCGCCTGCCACGAGGCCGTGGGGTCGGTCGCGATCCGCTCCAGGGCTGCGAACTGGGCGTCCACGTGGCGGTTGTCCAGCCAGCGGCAGAGGCGCGACCTCAGCCACGCGCGGTGGACCCGGCCGCGGTGCCCGAACCACGTGGGGCGTGGGCTGACGGCCTCGACCCTCCACATCAGGCCCGCGAGGAGCGCGGTCAGCCGCGGGCCGGGCACGAACGGCTCCCGGCGGCGCAGCACGTAGTGCAGGAAGCCTGCGTGCAGGAGGACGAACGCCACCACGAGGTGGTAGGTGGGGCGCCTACGCACCCTGATCTGGATCGAGAGCTGGCATTGGGTCATAGTCTGGTTCTCCGTCGATGGTCGGGCGGATGCCCGTGAGGTAGGCGAGGCCGACGTCGCCGCGGGCGCAGGCGTGTGCCTCGTGCTTGGAGCTCCTGTGCTGGTGCAGCATCAGGAGCGCGGCCGCGGTGAGCGGCCCGTCGCCGGACCACTCGGCCCGGGAGTGCACCCGGCCCATGCGGCGCCCGCAGTTCTTGCACTTGAAGAGGACGAGGTACTTCCCCGTCACGACTTGGGAGGCCATCAGTAGCCCCTCTTGGCGCGCAGGCGCCGGCGCTCGTGCTCCTCGGCGCAGGCCAGGCAGCGGCCCAGGCCCAGGGCCAGCCTCGCAGGCTCCACCGGCTCGCCGCAGGCCTCCTCGACGCACAGCCCCGTGCCAGTGGGCTCGGGCAGTGCGCCGGAGGCCGCCACGGCCGCCCTGTGGGCCCGCAGGGCCTCCCTGTCGTTCGCCTCCACCTCCGCGCCCGCCCTGTCCACCGGGTCGGCCGCGTGCTGGCCCTCCAGCTCGCCCTCTTCCTTGATCTTCATCTTGCTGTTCCCGCTCTGGTTGTGGAGAGGGGCGGCCCCGGGAACCCCCGAGACCGCCCCACCGTGCTGTGCCCCCTAGTTCCACCGGGAGGCTGTTGCTACTTTACTGCCCGGCATCCCGTCCGTGAGCCGCCGTTTCCAGGGAGTCGGACTTGTGGCGCGCGGCAGCCACCAGCACCTGGCCCAGGATGTAGGCGCCGACGAGCCACAGGCAGCCCGTCCAGGCGTACAGCACGACCCGGGCGAGGAAGCGCAGGTAGCCGTAGCCGCGGAGCAGCGCGTGGTGGCGCGGGAGCGGCCGGGCGCTGTCCGAGGACATGTAGGTCAGGCCGAACAGCACCGCGAGGACCGCCAGGGCCCACCCGATCGCCTGGACGGCGTTGCCCGCGCCGTGGAGGCCCAGGGCGAGCCAGGCGTACGCCAGGACGACCTGGAGGGCGTCCGAGCACGCGGTGGACAGGTAGCCGTGCAGGGGGATCTTCTTCGTCTGTTCCATCTTCATTTCTCCTTCGTGGTTGTGGTTGTGGTTGTGGTTGTGAATAGGTCCGGCTGCTCCCAGTAAAGCTCGACCTCGTCGCTCAGCACGAGGAAGCTGCCGCGCGTCCTCTCCACCGGGTCGTGGGAGACGGCGAAGTCGCCGAAGCGCCCGGTGTGGCGCAGGTCCCGCAGGACGTGCAGCACGTCGCCCGCCCTGGCGGCATGGCCGGGCGGGTGACAGTCCGAGCCGTCGTCCCAGATGCTGGTGAGCAGCCTCACACGGCGCCCGGGCTCGATCGGCCAGCCGCACGCGGTCAGCATGGGCACTCCTCCTTCAGCTCGCCGCAGTAGGGGCAGCTCTCGTTTCCGCCCCAGGATGGGCGATGCACGCGCCTGTAGGTCATTTGGCGAGCTCCAGGTAGTCGGCGTGTACCGAGAAGATCTCCCCGTCGGCGTTGCGCAGCTTCAGGGCCCGGCCGTAGGCGTAGTGGCCCACGATCGTGGCCTCGTTGCCCGAGATGCGGCTCGTCACGCGACGGCCGAGGGGCCACCTGCGCTTGAATGCACGCTGCGCGACACGATACTGGTGGGCGTTCATTCGAGCACCTCGGCGGGGATGTAGAAGAGGCTCCTGCCCGCCGAGGGGCCGTCGCTCATCCGAACCACGAGCCCGACATCCCCGTCGTAGTGCTTGACGATCGTGCCCCAGCCGTGGCGGGTCCTCACCCGGCGGCCGAGTGGCCAGGCCCTGGCGAAGGCCCTGTGCCTGATGCGCCTCTGCCCGGCGTTCATTCCAGGCCTCCCAGCTCCGCGAGGATGTCGGCCGAGAGCTGCGGGTGGGTGGCCGCGCAGGACAGGGCGTAGGCCCGGAGTGCCGGCATGGCGTGCGGGTCGTGCCTCATGTCCAGCACGAAGTACCGGCAGCCGTGGTGCTTCCCGCCCGGGCGGTCGCTGCCGTCGACGCGCCGCACCTCGAACTTGCGGAAGAGGCCCTGCTGCTCCGCTGGGATGGCCGGGTCCCGCTCGGGGAATGTGCGGCCGCTCACGCCGTGTCCCCGTGCTTGGCGTGGGCCTCGCGCAGCGTCGACAGCAGGCTCTGCCCGTAGTAGCTGAGCGCCTGGAGCCCGCCCGTGCCGACCGTTACGCTCCACTCGCGGGTCGCGTCGTCCTGGCGGATGCGGACGGAGTTGCCCCCGCCGTTCTCCACATAGCCCAGCGTCTGGCGCAGCAGGCGGCCCAGCTCGGCGTCCTGCTCCCTCTGGCGCGCCTCCGCCATGCGCTGCGCGTCGCGCCCCTGCAGGGCCTTGATCCCCTCGGGGTTGTGCGTGGCGGCGATCCGCCCCATGTCTTCCTTGAGTCCCATGCTGTTTCCTCCTGTCTGGTTGGGTACCCTGCTACTATGAGCCCTTCTCCTCGCCCGTGGAGCCGGCGTACTGCGCCTGCTGGGCCTGGGCGGCCCTGGCCCACGCCTCGGGGTCGACCGGGGCCGGGACGACCAGCACGCCGGTCTGGCCCTCGAAGCTGTGGGTCTGCTTGACGTTCTCCCGGTACTCGGGCCTGTGGCGCTTGAGGACCAGGGCGAGCAGGGGGTCGCTGTACTGCTTGGTCGTGAGCACGCGCTTCTCGCCCGTGACCGCGTCCTCGGTCATCGTGGGCATGCCCTGGTAGATCACCGGGACGTCGATGCCGTCCACCGCGCGCCTGTGCGCCTCTGCCTCGACGCGGTCCCCCGCCTCCTCCAGGGCCGCGCCGTACAGCTCCTCGAACCACTCGTCGGTCTCGCGCCAGTAGGATACCGTCTTCCGCGAGAT